AGAAATCGTCTGCTATCTTGCCTCTTCCTGCAGCCGAAGCTGCTAAGGCCCCGGCAGCTATCTTGGCGGTAGTTACCGCGCTATCCGCAGGAGTGCCGGTAGTTACGGCTTTGGAATTCGTACCGTCATGGTCATGCCCGTTTACCGTGTCAAAGACAAGGCAAAGTAGGTCGACCAGTTCGGCCACGTTTTTGAAATTGTAATATACGCTCATGGTTCTCCTCTCTGGTTAATGAGGGGCCTGCTTTATAGGCAGGCCCCTTGGTTACCTACTTAGGCTATGTTTACGTCTGGTGTTAAGAAGGCATCGATTGTGCCGCCTGTAAAGGCATGCGAGCCTTCGGTGTAATAGAGACGCAGGTATTTCTTGCATCCCGGAGGAAGCTTGATCTTCCAGACTATGGTATTGGCGGTAAGTTCTGCTTCAAGCAGGTCTTTTTCCGCCAAGTTAACCACGGCGCCGGAATCAAAAGCTTCGTTTGCGTCTGTCTGGATAGCGATGTTAAGCGTGCCATCCTCTTCCGAGGTGTCGCCTGCTGTACCCACTCTGACTACGAGATACAGCTCTGCTCCGGCAACCGCATCACCAAGCTTCGTCATATCAATGACGTTGGTGCTCGCGCCGGTGAACGTGGTCATGAGCTGGCCTTCCGATAGGATCAAATGTGCATCTTTAATCATGGTATTTCTCCTTTCTAATTAGGTTAAGTGTTTCTCTTTAGGATACGACTGTTTCGGTGTTCACGATCTTGTCGCATCTGCGGATCGGAATACCCATAAACTTGGTCAGGGTCTTTCCGTTCTCAAGGCTCTCAATGGTCAGGTTGACGTTGCCTTTGTTGTAAGCCTTGATATCCAGAGCCGTCTTAACTTCTTTATTGCAGTACCAGGCTGCGCGGCCTATTCTCAAGCTCGGTACTTTGTTTACTGCCTGAAGCATGAACTTAAGCAGATTCGCTGAGCTGTCAGAGGTGTCACCGGCTGTAGCCAATGCAGACACATCGAGGTTGCAGATACGCACGGCGTATCTCCAGTCTCTTACGCACAGGCCTAAACGGTCTTTATACTGGTCGACGTAGGCGCGGAACTGCCCTGCCGGGGTCTGGTCGTCATTTACTAACTGCAGGCCCAGATCATTATGCTCGATACCTGCCTTGGTGCCGCGAGGATAGAATGCATGGATCGTGTTCTCTCCCCAGACTACGAGCCAAAGCGAGGTATTGTCATCGCCTGAACCGCCGCCGTTTATTACGTTCACGGAAGAATCTACGGTCGCCGACAAAGATGAGTAGTAAGGTGAAAGACCCGTAAATCTTTCCGGGTTCGTCTCTACGTTGCCGTAGAAGAGCGTGGTGGCCATGGTCTGAGAGATTGCCTCAATGAACGGGGCATTCTCAGAGAGCCTGAAAGCAGCTTTATCCACCGCGATGTTGACGAGTTCTTCGTCAACGCGGCCGAGGCCTTCAATGATACCGGCCGTAAATAACTGCTGCCTGGTTTGTGACTTAGAGGGCTGCACGCCTCTGTTGATCTGTCTCCATGCTACGGTAGGCAGACCTGTTCTGATCGTGGATTTGTGCCCGGTCGTGGTATTACCCTCGATAAATACCAGATCATCGAGGATTTCATTTACTTCGTTCATCATCTCGGCAATGCGGGCTATCTTGCCGTCAGGATCAAGGCGTCTTGCATGATCCATCAAGGTTAAGTTCGTGTTTCCGATAGTAGCCATAGGGTCTTCTCCTTTTCTGGTTTAAATTACTTTTCCTTCATTGAGTCGCCGTAAAACAGCTCGGCATCACTCTTTTTTCCTGTCTTGTTCTTACCGTCTACGAATGTATCTTCGCTTACGGTTTTTCCTATCTTCACAAAGAATTTCACCAGCTCTTTGTGGTTTCCTACCCCTGTCTGGTTCAGGAGTTGACGCAATTCAGGTGTGCCAAATTTGTCAATGGCCTTGCCTGCGTAGACGAGCTCTTTCTTATAATCAGCCCCTAACTCTTGGACGGTCTCTTTCTTCCAAGTCGAAAGGGTCTCATTAAAGGTTTTGAGCAAGTTCGCATCAACGCCTTTGACATACTTCGCCTGAAAGTCAACTAACTTCTGTGCCTTCTCTTGGGTTAGATCGAGTTCTTTGGCCAAGACTTTGAATTCATCCATCATTGGCTGGTTGACCTCAATTCCCTCGGGCACCGTAAAGTCGGTGTACTTCTCAGGCGCACCCTTACCTTGCGCTGCTTTCTTTGCATCATCCTGGGCTTTTATCAAGGCTGCTTTCTTAGCTTTATCCTCAGCGGATAATTGGTCGTCGGGAGTCTCAAGGAGTTTTTTATCCGCTTGAGTCTTCACGAGCGTTGCCTTTTTCTCTTTATCCTCTGCAGATAGATCCTCATCCTTCGCTTCCAGGAGTCTTTTCTCTTCTGCTTCCTGCGCTTGTTTGGCTGCGGCTATCTCTTCCGGAGTCTGTGTCTCCGTCTTTTCTTTCCCGGCCTCAACATCTCCGCCGTCAAGCAAACTCTTCTCTTCTTTTACTTCTGTCGCTGCTGCTTCATTCGGTTCTGGCATGTCTGCCTCCTTATTGTCCTTGTAGAAGGATATGGGCTTTATAGCTCATCTGCTTCTACAGGAAACTGTTTTTTAAAACTTTCCTGCTCGGATTTATACTCTCTTTGCATCTGTAAGAACGTCTCAGGGCTTGCTTTCATGATGTCGTTAAATAAACGCATGCCGATTATCTGCTTCTCTGTAGCTGGCGCAATGAATGTCTCGGCTTCACTCATGATCCGCCATAAGAGTCGGCGTCCTTCAGGCAACGTCAGAACCTTACGGATATCATTCAGGTCGCGCTCCCTGAGCTGCTTATTACGCTCCTCAATCTTTTTCTGTCTTTCTTCCGGCTCCATTATTTCTTCTCTCTTGACGGCTTCCATCCAGTATTGCGAAGCGTGCCGTAAATATAAGCGTTCTTGCGCTCTTTAGACCAATCTTTATGCTTATTCGCTTCTTTCTTAAGTTTATCTTCAAGCTCTTTAGGCATACTTACCTCACAACAGCCGCTTCTTCCCTTGCTGGATTCGCCGGCATGGGCTTGCCTGTCAAAGCAGCTATTACTGCATCAAGAGCACTATTCTGGCCGATCTTGGCTTCAGATAACTTCTTTGCGCCTTCTGCAGCAATCATTCCTGACTGGGCCTGCTGCATACGCAGCTGCGCATCTTCTTTGGCTTGACGTATAGCTGCCACAGCCTGCGCGCTTCTCAATAACCTTGCCGGTATACCTACCATCTCAGCGTAGGTCTCCAAGGCTTCATCAAAATCTATCTTATCGAGTACGCTTGGAGCTACTCCAGCAAGCTGCGCGGCAAAACCACACACCTGCTCTATAGCTGTGGTGCCTACCATCTTTTGGGCTTGAGCAAGAATAGAGATATACTCTACTTTCACATCTTGACCTCCTAATTCCGGAGGCGGTTCAGGTATCAAGCCTAATCTGAGCATTATTGTGAAAGTGCGATCTATGAGTGGATCCAGAAGCTCGCTCTCTAAACACTCAAGAACCGGGCCTAACATCAGAAGCTTCTCTTCATGGCGCTCCGCTACTTCCCGCGCCGTGATCTGCTTCCTATCCATGGTCATTAGCATCAAGAACAGGTCGGTATAGAACGTGCTTCCGATAGCTTCTTTTGTGGTGCTGATGCTTGCTTCAAGGGCATTCAGATCTATCTGGACTTGATAAACTGGCCTTACACCGGCATTCGGGACGTTAGCTGAGGAAGTAGTCACTCCTCCTGGAAGCGTATTTACTTCGCCGCTTACCATGCCGTCTTTCTGCACCGGCGGGTCTACAATCTTGTCCAAACCAAGGAGTTTCTTACGCTGCATCTTCTGCAGCATCTTGGAATCGCCTAATGCATCCCAGCCAGGGGCCTTGCCATAAACATCTGCTGTAGTAGTAATCTGCCAACGGGGACCAAGGACAGGGAAGCTCTCATATCCGCCTACCCTTAAGAAACAATCTTGAGGCGAGCCTTCTTCCCACTGAATAGAACGATAAGGCATATTCTTGAAGTCTGCCTTATCAGGAATCCTGTCGTCGTTCTCTTCAATGAGATGAATTACTGCTACCCACTTATCTATGTCTTTTGAGTTCTCATAGGAGGCCTTTACGGAAGGACTTACGTTATCAATACCGAATTCTTTGACCAGCTGGCCTACAGTCAACCAGTATCTGCGTGCAAATCCATTGACTCTTCCATCCGGGCCTATGCTTAGCCAATATTCTCCATAGGTAAAATTACGCCCTCGGATTACTGTCTCGGGATCCTCAAGCAGTATGGCTGCTGCTGTACCAAACGAGGCTACTTCTTCGTAAACTGAATTCAAGACGCCATAGACGTTCGAGCGCGAGAATACATTCATCATGCGCTCTTGGACTTCATCCAGCCAGAGCTTTACGCTATCAAGCTCCATTAAGGCGGGATCATCTACTCCAAGCCTAAACCATGGCCTTGAAGGGCTTGTTAGACCTGACGTCATCCCTGCGGCTAAGATACGCACGCATCTGCGTGGATAACTATCAAGCATAGTTTTGTGATCTATGGCTTGGCCTTTGTTAGGCTGATCGTCAAAGAAGCCCCTGGTGGGATTAATGTAGGCTTTGATATCCTTGCCAGTAGAAACCCATGACTGGAATTCGTTCTTCATGGCGTTGACGCGCCGCTCGAATTCCTTTCTTTCCAGCTTCTTGCCTACTTTTTCTTTTGTCTCGTTCATTATTGCCCCAATTTCTCTTTAAGGCCTGACCCTGCCAAGGCCGGAAGAAGTAAGTTAACCGATGAGGTATCGCCTGTACCGGAAGTCTTGACTGTGCTGCCTATGCCATACTTTATGGCCGCAAGCTGCTTCCTTTTCTTCTCTGCTATTTTGGATGCTGACTCTTCTGCGGGTTCTGGTGACGTTGCTACTGGAGATGGTGCTGGGGCTACTGTTGGTGCTGGGGCTGGACTTTCTATCTTAGGACTTCCTCCAAAACACATAAGGCTCTCCTTTTTATGTCAAATTGTCATAATCTTGGTTACAAAAAAAGGCACAAACCCACATGCGCATGGATTTGTGCCTTAAAATTTATAGACAGGTGATCAGCCTATCGTTTTTTGTTTATCACGAATATGTCATTTTGTCAAGTTAATTTTTTAAGCTAAAGGGTCGTATTCTTTCTTGGCTGCTGCGAATTCTTCATTACTCTTCTTTTTCACGACGGGAAAAGCGAATGTAAGGGCAAGGGCATCAGCATTGCTTGGTGAAGCCAATCCTCTGTCTTTCATCTGCTTCTTTGACTCAAGAACGATTTCCCCTTTTAAATTCGGGTACGCTTCAGGCCCGGTTAAATCATCTACCATCTGCTGCTCATCGGGAATACATCCGCCTTCTTCAAGCCATTTCTTTGTCTTACTCCAGATCTCTGCGCGCTTATTAGCGAACCCTGGTGTACTGGATTTTGAACCAAAAGAACAAAGCAGCCATTGCCGGTTCATTGATTTGCCGATAGAATAGACTCCTGTGCCGTAACCTAAGTCAATGATAACTCCATCTGCTTTTTCTTGATCCTCCCACTTCGCTACTGCAGCAGCGATGACTGTATCGTCGTCATTCTTTGCGAATTTCTGCAATTTCCTATAGACTAAGCCTTGCCTGATTCCGATAACTACTTCATCACCACCTGTCCAAGCCATGTCTACGCCGATGATCTTGGGAGCAAACACATACTTGTGCGCTTCTATCTGTTTACCTCTGGCGGATTCAGCTAAGTCGGTGGGAATAAACTGCAGATCCCCTGCTTTGGGAAATAATCCAAGGACATGAACGCGTACCCAGTCACTGTCTATGCCAAGATCTTCTATCCATTCCTTGACCTTCTGCTGATTGACCAGTATTGATTTACGGATATCAAGTTGCCATTGCTTCCAGCGATGCCTCAGTTTTGCGAAACACTCTTTAAAGCGGCCGGTATTCCTGGTGGGGTTACCAAAGACAAGCCATAATATCTGCGTGCCGGTATCAGTAAGTGCACCTTCAGTGACCTCCCAAATAGTGTCCGGAATAGCGGAGGCTTCATCGAATATCACCAGAATGCGTTTGCCTTTGTTGTGCAAGCCGGCAAATGCCTCAGTCTTATGCTCGCTCCAAGGCACCTGATCTATGCGCCATGTACGTTCATGCTCCGGGTCTTTTGCGTAAATGGCGGTGGCCGTCAGCTCAAACCAGTGCTTAATTATGCAGAGCCGATACCATTTGCTTAGCTCTGCCCATGTCTTAGTCTTAAGCTGCGTTTCAGTATTAGCGGTAACAGTTCCCCTGGTGTCTTCAAACGTAGAAAGGCCCCAAAGGATGATCCAAGCCACAAGCGCGCTCTTCCCCGGGCCATTGCCTGAAGCTACCGCAATCTGGATAACATAGTTTACGGCGCCTTGGGCATTAAGCTTACCGACCTGCAGTTGGTCTCGGATATATTGTAATACCTCGGTCTGCCATCTATCCGGGCCTTTATAGCCCTCAAGCTCTTCTTTACCCCACTTAAAAGCATAAAGGACCCAGCCGTAAGGGTCCTTCTCGTAAGAAGCTATGTCTTCTATAAGGGCTATTTCAGCCTTTTCTTCCTCTGCTGTTATGGGCATTCTTTGTCCTCA